ATGAAGACGATCTAATGGGTGGCCACACTTTACAAGGTGGTGATATCTGTTTCAGAGAAGGCCCTGTAATTAAAGCAATGAGAAAAGGAGCAGTTCTTCTTCTTGATGAAGTTGATTTAGGTTCTAACAAGTTGATGTGTTTACAATCAGTTCTTGAAGGTAAAGGTTACTTTATCAAGAAGACTGGTGAGTGGGTTTCACCTGCTAAAGGTTTCACGATTCTTGCAACTGCAAACACCAAAGGTCAAGGTTCAGACGATGGGAAGTTCATTGGAACTCAAATCATGAACGAAGCCATGTTGGAAAGATTTGCAATTACCATGCAACAAGAATACCCACCAGTGAAAACTGAGGTTACAATCTTGACTAAAGAAATGGAGTTGACTGGAAAAGTCGATTTAGAGTTTGTCAAAAAGCTTGTTGACTGGGCAGATATTATCAGAAAATCGTACTATGAAGGTGCAATTGATGATGTTATTACTACTAGGAGATTGGTTCACATTGTCAATGCATACAGAATGTTCAATGACAAACTGAAGTCCATCACAATGTGTATCTCTAGGTTCGATGCAGAAACTAGAAATGCAATCCTCGACCTCTACACCAAGATTGATGCAGGGGTTGATATGTCAGAGGGTTCAACAGAAGATTCTTCTGAAGAAGAAAACCCTATTGACGAAAGACAGTTACCGTAGTATACTATGGGTATGTCAAAAACTAAAGCAGTAGCATACAAATATAATGAGGGTCAACTCCTAACCGAGTTGACTTCTTATATTGATTCAACTTACGAAGAACACTACAGCTTGAACAAGTTTCAGGCAACAGAGTTCATCATTGACAGTGGTCATGGTGAAGGATTCTGTATTGGGAATGTATTGAAATATGCACAACGATATGGTAAAAAGGGTGGGAAAAATCGTGCTGATCTATTAAAGGTTTTGCACTATGGACTCATACAATTATACATTCACGATATGGAGAAAACAGAGTGATGAAAATAAGTGACGATACAAGGGATGTTCTAAAGAACTTCTCTACAATTAATTCGGGAATCCGAGTTAAGACTGGAAACAAATTAGAGACGATCTCTAATATGAAAAATATACTTGCAGTAGCAACTGTGAGTGAAGAGTTCCCAACGAACTTTTCGATATACAACTTACCTGAATTTTTAGGAGCAACCAGTTTACTGGAAGACCCTGATTTTAATTTTGGTGAAACCTCATTATCGATTGCAGATAACAATTCTAAGCTTGCATACTTTTATGCATCTGAAGGAATGGTAACTGCACCTGATAAAATGATAACTATGCCTGATGCAGAGATAGAATTTAAAGTGACTTCAACCTTGTTGAGTGACCTTCAGAAAGCATCAAGTGTCCTAGGGGTAAATGACTTAGTGTTAGAATCAGATGGTGAATCTGTATCTCTAACAGTCAAGGACAAGAAGAATACAGCTTCAAATACCTTCTCACGAATAGTGGGTGAAGGGGATGGAACCAAATATTCAATGAATTTTAAGATTGAGAATCTTAAGATACTGGCTGGAAACTACAATGTATCCGTCAGTTCTAAGGGTATTTCGCATTTTAACAATGCAGATATCGAATTAGAGTATTTTATTGCACTAGAACCCGATAGTAAATACGGAGTCTAGGTATAAATAACTATATGGTACTTGCTTGTCTCAGCATTATCATGGGAGCAACTCTTTCTCATCATTCTACAAGGTGAGTTGCACACAAAAACAGGTGGGGGTTTTTGCCTTTTTTATATTATGAGAATCAAATGATTGAAGAATTTCTATTTGTCGAAAAATATCGACCACAAAACATTGAGGATACTATACTTCCCCAAGGTTTTAAAACCCAATTCAAAGAATTTGTAAAGTTAGGAGAAATTCCTAACTTACTTTTGAGTGGGTCACAAGGTTGTGGTAAAACCACAATCGCAAAAGCATTATGCAATGAGCTTGGTGCAGACTATATCGTAATCAATGGTTCTGATGAAGGACGTTTGATTGATACCCTTAGAACCAAGATCAGGAACTTTGCATCTACTGTATCATTACAGGGTGGCCCAAAGGTGGTCATCCTAGATGAAGCAGATTACACAAGTGCAGAAAGTGTTCAACCAGCATTGAGAGGATTCATAGAAGAGTTCTCCAGTAATTGTAGATTCATATTTACATGTAATTACAAAAACAGAATTATCCCTGCATTACATTCAAGGTGTACTGTAGTTGATTTCAAAATACCATTCAATGAAAGACAAATCCTCGCAGGACAGATGTTAAAAAGAGTCACAGAGATTTGTGAATCTGAAAACATCAAAGCAGATGTTGAAGTCTTAGCAGAACTCATCATGAAGTTCTTTCCTGATTTCAGACGTGTCCTGAATGAAGTGCAACGATATGGAGTTAGTGGAACAATTGATTCGGGGCTACTATCATCGCTCAGTGAAGAGAAATTTACCCCACTGATAAATATGGTTAAGGATAAAAATTGGAGTGCAATGAGAAAGTGGGTCGGAGAGAATTCTGATAACGATTTCAATACACTCTTCAGGAAAGTGTTTAATGCACTTGAGCAAAGATTAGAAGGTCAGTCAATACCAGCAGCTGTTCTTATCATTGCAGATTATCAATACAAAGCTGCCTTTGCAATGGATGAAGAAATTAACTTCGTTGCATGTCTAACCGAACTCATGAGTGAGTGTAGGTTTAAGGAGTGAGTATATGGGTGAGTTTGATTACAGAGTAGAGAAACAAAGATTACGTCTAGAAGCAGAAGACTGGGCAAAAGGTATTAGGTCTTTACATGCACATAGTTTAAATTCTATGTGGTATGATACTAGAGGTGACGATGGTTCTGTAATAGATACCTGTTACAACGATGGTTCAATCAAAAGAGAAATAATTAAAACTGGTAAAATCATCTATTTTGGTGAACGATTGACTGGTGATGATCTAATTAATTCATATACACGACACTCGGCAGGTTAATGTCTAAACACAATCCTTTTGACCTTGTTAAACGCAATCCTTTTGACTTTGTTAAGTCCGTTTCCTATGATAAAAAAGATATCATGGTTGACGATCATGAAGAAAAAAACTACGCACCCTTCCTTATAAACAAATCATTGTCCTACCATCAGGATTCTGTTTTCTTTACTAATGAGATGAACTGTCGATACCACCTCGACAATCGTCTTCAATATGTCTTTTTACTAAATACTCTTAGAAAAAGACAACGGTTTGCTAAATGGAGTAAACCATATATTAGTAACAAACTCGATACCATAAAACAGTATTATCAGATATCAACACTTAAAGCAAAAGAGTACATGGAAGTGTTATCAGATAAGCAGGTTCGTGAATTGAAGAACAGAATGAAAACTGGTGGACAAAACAATGATTGAAAATGAAGACCTAGTATCGGATTTGGTTGAAATAACCTTCCCCGAAAAAGATGACTTCCTAAAAATAAGAGAAACCCTATCTAGAATAGGAGTTGCATCACGCAAAGACAATGAACTATTCCAATCTTGTCACATACTTCACAAGAGAGGCAAGTACTACATTGTCCATTTCAAAGAATTATTCAAACTAGACGGTAAACCCACCAGTATTGACGAAGGTGACATCGGCCGCAGAAACACTATCGTTACACTACTTGCACAGTGGAAACTCTTAACAGTGTTAACACCTACCAAGATTGTAGAACCAACAGCCCCCTTATCCCAAATTAAGATCATTCCTTTCAAAGATAAAAAAGACTGGAAATTGACCACTAAATACACCATCGGAACCAATAAATCCTAAATACCTCTGTTAGATTAATTAAAACAGGAGATAATTATGTTATTAGATTTTCTACAATGGGTTATAGCATGGGTTCAAGTAATTCCTTGGTTAGTTATGGGGGCATCATTAGTTGCCGCTCTAACACCAACACCAATCGATGATGGATTGGTCAAGAAGTGCTACAAACTTTTAGACTGGTGCGCGCTGAATATCGGCAAAGCAAAAGAGTCCTAAATAAGTAGTGTATAATAATAATTAATAAGAGGTAAATTATGGAATATATCATTATAGCTATAGTTGTCGCTGCCGTTGGTCTTGCATATGTTGAGTCAAAGAAGGACAAAAAAACTAAACCAGTAAAATCCAGCAAATCGACTGGAAGTTCTTCTAAAAAAGAAACTGACACTGCTCAATCTGTTTCACATTTAAAGAAATTGACAAAGCAACAACTTTTAGATCATGCAGATAAGAACAACATTAAGGTAAAACGAAGTGGTTCTAAAGCTGAAGTGGTAAAAGCGATAGCAAAACACAAGTAGACTTAATAGTATACTACCAAAGAGGGACGTTTTTCGTCCCTTTTTTTTGGCTCCAAACATGTTGAGTCATAAATAAACACATGGAAGACTTATTTGTGTTAATTGGTGAAGTGGGAGCCCCTATTGCTGGAAGTATAGTGATGGGTTTCTTTATATTTATTGTTATAAAGCAGATGCTTGAGGGTGTTGTAGATGACATAAAAACCTTAACAATGTTCTGTAAATCTCTAGAGAATAGAGCACGAATGATGTCTAATGAAATGATTAAGATTGATCTCTTAGTGTCATCAGCATTAGAACTCAGACCCGACATAGGCA